CCTGCATCAACCTCGCTAATGTGTGAGCCACAACGAAAGGTGTGTCCTCGTCAAACTCCGTAGTGTCTGCGTTATAGTGGATGTCCCCGATTTCGAGTTCATATTGACTTACAGCCTGGGCAAACCAAAGATCGACCAACCCATCCGCCAATACAGAACGATCGCGAAACAGCGTGTTGAATGACTCGATCACATCGCTTTTAGTGAACAAGATAACCACCTCTTATTTTCGGAGATTAGCCTACCCTTGCAGAGGTAGCGTTTTCCACATACCTAATCTTGGCGTAATCATTGATATTCTTTCGCTTGATATAGTCAAGCACCCGGAATGATTCATGCGGGTATTTCAGGAAGCCGGAAATATTCTTTCAAACGCGGCCTGCGTTTTGTAGTCAAACACCTTGTCCAGATACTCGTCCGTAGGCACGGCCTGATTATCGGGGATCTCAAACTGCGCCCGCAGGTCTTTGTCGCTGAAGATGATACGCGCATGAGCGCCATGACCATCAGTGCCAACAAACATTTCGTTCCTTGCATAACACTGCTGTTCCACTTCATCCCGCTCAAGCGTGATAGTAGCGCCAGCCTGAATGTTAATCTCGCCGTTGTTCAACAGCCGCTTAAAGTACACGGGCCACGGCGCGAGGTTCGTAACGTTAATCCTCGTCTGCTTTTGCATCTCCGACATTTCCATTTTCCTCCATCAATTTATTTACGGCGTGGTCGAGGCGGTCGATATTCTGCATGATGTAGCGCAGCTTCTCAATGGGAGCCCACCTTGCCCACTTAAACAAACTCCATTCCGCCAGCGCCTTGGTCAGCGCGTCGCCTTTCAGGAACACCCAGTACGGTTTTCCGCTCACCTGATTCTTGCCCTTGCTCTCGTAGTCGAGACCACAGGCTTTCAGGAAGTGCATCATCACCGCGCTGTAGCAGTAGAACAGAGTTTCCTCTCTAACATTCTTAACTTCCATATATCAAAGTAGGGGCGGGTGTCTTACCCGCCCCAGCCTCCTCACACTAGATTACAGGTTGTAGTCAGCCACAGGGGTGATAGAGGTATCGTTCAGCAGAGCGATCTTGTACTCCTGACCCTTCGCAACGTCAGCCGCGACAGTCAGGTCGTAGCGGGTCAGCACACGGCCAGTGGTCACATCGTTGCCGCTGAAGCTGGTGATGCCGCCGACAGTCCAGGTCGCAATCGGGGACTCGACGCCGTTGGGCAGGACATACATCAGGCCCTCGGGGGTCATAGCGGCGAAGTCGTCGCCAGCCGCATTCAGCTTGCCGAAGTCGTAAGCCATCGGGATTTCGCGGACGATAGAGCCGTTGTAGTACTCCAGCAGACCAGTCTTGCGGATCTCTTCCATCGCGGCATCAGACAGGCCGGTGAAGGGCACAGCAGTGCTGTTGTAGGGAGCAAACGCATTGATCTGGGAAACGGTCGCATACGCGCCCAGGATGGTGGTCGGGCCAAACTTGCGAACCTTCTTCACGACGCCGTCCAGAGCGGCCTTGGTGATGCCCTGGGTCTCGGAGAAGTACTTCACGCCAGTCGCATTCTTGACGGCCTGATAGACCTTCTTCATGACATAGTCGGTCGCCTTGTTCAGCATCTCGGTATGCACACGCTGCATAGCCGCGTTCTCGCGGGTCATGTCGCCCATCGCCAGAGTGCGATAGTCCACCTGATAACCGGCGGAGATGTTCACGGGCTGCACGATGTAACGCTCAGCACCGATGGCGGGGAAGCGCACAGTACCGTTCAGAGCCTGAATGCGGGCGGTGTCGCCAGACACGTTCCACACTTCGCGCTCAACGGTCTCGTTAGCACCCAGAGGCTGATAAGCACCGAAGATGTTCAGCATCTGCATTTCCTGGAGAATTTCGGGGTTCAGGATTTCGCGGCGAATCTGGTTCAGTTCAGAAACGGCGCTCATGTCGCCCTCGGCAGCCTTGGCACCGAGGTTCTTGATATACTCGACCGCACGGTCGGCCACCTTGGGATCGGCGTAGGTGGGCATAGCCTTGCCCTTAACCATCGCACTGAACACTTCTACAACAGGAGAAGTGCTCTTAATCTTGGGGTTCTCAACGTCACGATGGGCGTTGTTCATTTCAAAAGAATAACTCATGATTTTTCTCTCCTTTCCTGTCGTACTTAATTATTCAGCGGCCTTTACGACCTTGACGCGGACACCGGGCTTTGCACCAACCATAATCTTGTCGATTACCGTGAAGGTAACAGCGGTAGCAACACCAGCCTCGCTCAACAGGCCATTAGCATCCGCCTTCAGGGTGTCACCGACAGCAATCTGATCGTAGTCGCCAGCGATGTTGGGCTTAGTAGCAATCATCTCGCGGCCATCCCAAGCGGCCAGGTCGTACAGGTTCAGTTTCTGGCCAGCGGGAATCATAGCGCCGTCAATATAGTGATCATCGCCCAGCAGGTCGTTGATAGCGACATACAGTTCAGTAGCGGCGGCCTTGGGAGCGGCGATAGCACCGTTTTCAATGGTGCAGATATAGCCGTTCGGCACATCAATGGCAGCGGCCAGCGTGGGGAAGTTACGAGCGCTATGCTCGATAGACTCAATCTCATGCCAAATAAACATATTCTTTCACCTTTCCTTTCATTGATTAGAAGATACTGATCTCGACATTGCCGCTGTTCTCAACGGCGCTAAAGATGTCAAGGTCTTCATGCTTGTCGTTGTGTTCCTTGTTCTTGCGGTCGGCGACGATACCAACGCAAATCTTGTTCACAACGCTATTGATCTCGCAGTTCATGGGGTCAGCCTTGAACGCCTCGATCTCGTCTTTCGCGTACGCCTGCTCGCTTTCGCTATAGTCGGCCAGTGCGCTTTCCAGCTCCGCGACGCGGGCTTTCTTCTCGTACTCGTTGACCTTCTCTTCGAGCTCGGCAATCTTGGCGTCCTTCGCGGTCGCCTCTTCTTTCAGCTGGTTGACCTCGGCTTCCAGAGAAGTAACCTTCTCGTTCGCCTGATTCAGCTCGGCTTCTTTCGCCGCAACGTTTTCGTTCAGCGAGTTCAGTTCGTTCGTGAGATTCGCCTTATCATCAAGAACGGCATGCAGTTCCGTCTTAATTTCATCGACAAATCCACGGAGCTTGGTTTCATCCATGCTACCATCCTCCTTGTTGTTGATTTCGAGTACATGGGCCGCCTCGTCAGCAGGCGGCACCGCCCCCGACAAAATTGCATATCCAGAATACTCATATTGCATCGGGACGCGGCCATGCTCTTTATACCCGTCCTCGTACACAATCACATTATTGTTCTCGGGAGTGCCAACAATCTCGACACTTCCCATCACGTTGCCCTCCGGCACATGCTGTTTCAGGTAATCAACAAGGCCGGGACACCTATGCTCGAACAGCACACCGTACGCCATCAGCACCTTCGTCGGGGCGCCATTCAGCTCGACGGTCGTGATTTCGCCGCCGGTAATACTGCCGACCACCTCAGAGGTCACACTGAACATAGGCATCGGGTTCCCGTCGTAGTCAGTACCCTGGCCGATAAGACCATGCCCGCTGATTTCTGTTTCGTCGGCGGTCATGCCCTTGTCAAGATAATCAACTACGATTTCCGCCGGGGCGATGCGCTTCAATGCTTCCCTGACGTACTCTTCCTTCCACGAGATGCCGTTATCCTGATAGTCGTCGGGCGTGTCCATAATCCTGTGCATAATCAGTTTGATGGGGCGTTTCCCGCCTCTCGCCTGAGTCTCGCTGAGCTCGAAGATTCTCGTCTGAAATGCTTCCATACAGAATCACCTCCCTCAGTCGCTCGGGCTAGGCAGCGTGTTGCCGCCGTTCGCTCGTGTAGTCAGCGTCTTAGGGTTGGTCGTGTCATCGTCCACTGGCCGTCCGCCAGTATCGCCACTGTCAGTGCTGCCATATGTATAAGACGTCTGATGCACAGGATATTTGTGTTCAATGTCGGCTTCTAGCTCCTCGTCAAGCATATCGAAGAACGCCTCCGCGCCAATGCCGACCGCAGTCGCCCACAGCGATAGCGAACCCTTGCCCTGCAAGTACAGGTCTTTCGTCATCTCGACGAACTGCTTGCGGTTACAGTAGGTGATCGGCAGATACTTAACCTCAACGCGATAGCGAGCATTCTTGATGACATTGGCATTGATGACCTTATTCAGTTCCTCGACGACCATATCAACAACATTGAAGATTTCCGCCGTAATCAGTTGCAGGTTATTCT